TCTGCTGATAAAGCTACTGTTCCTATCCAAGAAACTTCGTAAACTTCATAACTCCAATATCCATAAGGTTTGAAATTTACTTTACTTGTAAAAAGATCTTCTGTTAAGTGATGTACAAAATCATTTCTTACATATCTATCATTTGGAGTATATACCTTACCGTATCCATATTTTACAGTTTTAGTCATATCGTTAGTAAATTTAAACAGCCATCTCAATTTAGCATCTACAACAGATGTATTAATTTTACTTTCTAAAAGACTTAAATAACTTCTTACATTACCGCCATAAGTTCCGTGTATCATACTATATAAAGGAAGTTAGACTTAATTATTTGTATTGTCTAATTGTCCATTTATTTTATCAGTAGGTTTTGATTTTCTAGGTTTACTTTCAGAGCCTTCAAAATACTTTTCTAATCCCATAGGCTTTGCATCTTTAGGATCTACATTATCTAATATAATATTTCTCCCGCTAATTGTTAAAGTAACTCCTCTATATTGTTCTTTTAGTTTTTTCATAATTTTTTTTTACAAAGTTAAATAAAAAAAGGGTAGCGAATTGCCACCCTTTCTTAAATATATAATCAATCAATGATTAACTAGTAACTATTGAATTGAAAGTAAAAGCACTATTATCAAGCGGTGTTGATGTGTAGTCCGCAACCACTTGCATCGCTGCAGGTTCTTGTGCTTCAAAGGTCAAGTCGTAACCCGCCATATCCCCAAGAGCCACGCCAGAAACCGAAGTTCCAGCTGATAATTCCATTCCATTATCTAATCCCATTGCTAAGATTACATTCTTTCCTGTTGATGTTAATTGATTCAATTCAGCAAAGACAATTAATCTTTGTTGTCCTAACAGTTTTATTTGGTTCTGATCTTCCTTCGTTAAGTCGTGGAGTTTAATATTACAAGAATGAGTATAGAAAAGAGTTCCGTTTTCAGAGCTAGGATTTATAGTTTCCGTAACTCCTGCCGTTCCTCTTTTTAATAAATATTTATAAATATCATCTCCAGCACCTAAATCAAAGTCAGTCATTTCTCCTGATGCTGCTACATAAGCAGACAGTTCATCATGTTGAGCAAAATAGATAGCTTTCACGCCTCCTATGCCGTCTCTACATGTTAAATTTCTTCCTTTTGTTAAATTACACGCCATGTTTTTTTAGGTTTTTAAATTAGTAATTAGTCTTGTCTTACAATATCTCCACCTTGAGCATGTTGTACTCCAGCAGTGAACTTAGCTACTACGCGTATATTGTCGCTCCCGTCCAGAGCGGACATGTCAAGTAAACGGATTTCAGTAGTGTCAGAAACTAAATCTGTTCCAAAGAAAAGATTTGATTTTTGAGCTGCTACCATTTTATCTGCTGGTAATCCTGGACACATTGCTAATTTAACTCCATTATACATAGGCACAAAAGCATCATTCATAGAGTATAAGTTTTGGAATCCTGCTGTTGCTTGATTCTCAATATATAATCTATATGCTGCTGTTCCTAAGTAGATATATAAATCTTCTTTTCCGTAAACTGTTGCTGGTACAGATGCTAAGATTAATCCTAAATTTTCATCTATATTAGTAGCATTATGAGCAGTACCTGCACCACCTGAATTGTCTGCCTCTACAACTGCTGCATCTGCATCTATTGTACCTACTCCTGCTGCTGTTAACATCCCTGTAACTGAACCAGGATCTCCATCATTACCAGTCCAAATAACTTGCTCTATCCAATCAGCAATTGTGTCTGATAAGTGAGAAATAACAAAAGCAGAAAAATCTCCACTCATATCTCTGTTCCATGCTCCTGCTCCCATTGAGGCTGCCTGCCAATCAGCTAATAAATCTTTTTTACAAAGATCTACATTAATTTGTAGCTCCTTTGGATTAAGAACTCTCTCTGTTAAAGTAAGTGTTCCAGCATCTGAAAAGTCGCATGTAGCATCTGCAATCATGGAAGATGATGCAACTTTTGTGATGTTTCTTTTAAATTTAACATTTTCTAATACAGTTAAGTATTCTAATGTTTTTGCAGAACGAAGCGCCGCTGCGATATACTGCCCAGCATGTTCACCCGCATAGTTTGAAGTAATTGAATATCCCATTTTCTTTTTTTTTAAATTTTAATTAATTAATTTTGTATGTTTTCCAAGTTATAAAAGAATCTATCTCTTGCTGATAGATTGTCTACATTTATTTTCTTCTTTGTTTCACTTTTAGAAAATTTATTAGCTGTGATAGGTTCTCCTCCAGCCTTCTTTTCTATTTTACTTAATTTTGCTCTTAATGAATCTAACTCTCCTTTTATTACTGATGTTAATTCAGCAATTTGAGAATCTAATTCAACTTCCTCCTCTACAACTGGAGTGATTGCTGCAACTGCTGCCTCTGCTGCCGCTTGTGCAATTTCAGGAGTAACTTCTTCAGGAGTAGCTTCATTAATTGCTTCAGCAACTACATCCACATTACTTTCAATAACTGCAATAGCTTCTTCTACTACTTCCTCAGCAGGTGCTCCTTCTGTTTCTTCTTCAGCCGCTTCCACTTCTTCAGTAGTTTCTTCTTCAGTTTCTTCTTCCATTACCTCTGCTACAGTACCTTCTTCAGTAACTGAAAAGCTTGTACCATCTTCGGTGGAATATTCTCCTGGTGGTAGAGGTACAGAAGTTCCATCTTCCATAAGAATTGAAATATCTACACCCGCTGCTAACTCATCAGCACTAGAAGTGATAATTGTACCATCTTCAAGTTTTGATTGATAAGCTAGTTGTAACTCTTTCTCAAGCCCTAAAGCTTTTAAAATTTTTTGTTTTAATTCCATAACTAGTTTTTTTTGGTTTACATTAATGATACTATATAAAGGAATAAATATATAGTTATTTGATTTTCAAAATATCAGCTAACGCTTCTAATATGTTTTCCTCTTTGATTTCTGTTTCACTCATTGCCTGCATCTTGTCCACAAAGTAACCTTCAATAGAAATTCCTTTAAGTTCTTTTGATTTGATTCTTTCCCACATATCCTCATTTTCAATTTTCATTTTTACCATCCATGTGCCAACAGGTAGAGAAAATCCGTAAAGATTTGATTTATCTTTTTTAGAATCTTCTATTATCCAACTTTCAACTGTTAAAACTCCTCCTACTCTATCTTGATGTTCATAAGTGGCTTTGTGATGATTATTATTTTTCAAATAGAGTTCACTAGCTTTTTGAACTGTATCTTTTGAGAAAAATACATAGTAATCTTGGTCGGTTGCTGGATCATATCTGTAAATTTGTTTGTTTGGTATAAGGGCTGGAGAAACTAACATTTTTTTCTCTTCATCAACCTTTGCAAGAGTTAAATTATTCTTTTCTTTCCCAAAATATACAAAGTCCACTTCAATTGCCGGTTCTGATACAAGAGAAATAGCATCAATAGTTAATTCACTGGAATCATCACTGATTACAAGCTCAGTAATTTTAAAAGGTTTTCTTTTTAGTTTCTTTTTTGCCATAATTTTTAGTTTTAATGTACTTTTTATTCGTTTTAAGAGGTTTTTATATTATTTTAATAGAAATACCTTATATAGTTGATTCTTGTCTTATATCTTCAAGTTGATTTTGACTGTCAGTCATCTCATCTGTAACCACGTACGCCTTCAAAGGTTTTTCTTCACTAGCTCCCGACAATGTAAAACTGCCAGAAGTTTTTGGAGGTCCAACTTCTTCAGGAGTATCTCCTCCACCTCCACCTCCACCACCACCATCTCCTACGTCTTGAGCATAGATTTGTCTTACTGAAGCTAGACCTCCTAGTACAATTGCACCAGCGGCTATTGGTCCAGCTATTGGTCCTAAATCAGCTACAGCTCTAGTAGCACCTACAAATGTGTTAATGATCGCTTGTGAAGCTTGTATTGCCTTCTGTCTCTTAGCAATCCTATCTTTCTTTTTCTGGTACTTCTTGTTTATATTTTCCTTTTCTTTCTCAGTAAGACCTTCTACATCTAACTCCCTTTGGTGAGCGTTATCAAGTTCAGTAAGTCTAGCGTCCATGTTAGCACTAAAGGCGTCTGCCAGTTGATTGATGGAGTCCAGTTTAGCGTCAAAGGTCTCTCTGTCTTTTTCTTCCGCTGCCTCATCATAAGAATCACGAATTAACTGTATTTCTGCTGCCTGTGCTGCTTCTAGGTCTTTTTTATTTAATCCGTACTCATCAGCTAAGGTTATTAGTGTAAAATACTTGTCTATTACAGCATTTTCTTCATTTATTTGTGCTGAATTGCGCGAGTCGTTATACTCATCTAAATAATCCGCTTCTTTGCCTAAAAGTTCATTTTTATATTCTTGATCCATCTCTGCCATCTCATCAAGATGAGCTTGATGTAGTTTTTCTATCTCATCATCCTGTTTCTTTTTTCTATTTAATTCCTCTTGGTCATAAATGTCCTGAATATTTTGTAGAGTCGCTAATCTTATTTTTCTACTTTTTATTTTCTTAGCATCAGCTAAATCATCAGCTAACTCTTGCTCTCTTTTTAATTGAGCTCTCTCCTCTAAGTCCTGTTTCTCTAATAGTAATAGTTCATTTTCTAATTTTCTTAAATTTTCTGCATCTGTTTTCCTCTGTTCCCTTCTTTTTTTAGAGGCGTCCTCTAGCTTTTTATTATTATCATCTATTGTTTGTTGAAATTTATTGTGTATTTTTATATTGATTTTTTGAGCATCTATCTGGTTTTTTATCGTTTCTTCATAAGCTCTAGATGCTTTAACCTTTTTCTCCAAAGTTTTTAAGTGCTTTTTCATTTCCAAATCCTCATATCCAATAATGTCCGTCACCTGTTTATGAAACGCTGCATAATCAGCATACACTTCGTTTGCGTTATTAGTCTTTTTAACTTGGTCCTCTAGTCTGTTATTAAGTTTCAGTAGCGCTGCTTCATGCATATTCTCCGCCTTAGATATTTCCCTCTTTCTATCACTATATTCTCTACTTGCATCTAATGTTTCTTTTATCTTTTCTTTAAGTCTATCCATCTCACCAGACAAATCACTTGTAGA